AGGGTTCAAATCCCTCTCTGTCCGCCATAAACCCCATTTTAGCGATATTTGAAGCACTTTTTTAGAAAGTTTGGCGACCCTAGCACTAGGCTTCCCGGGAAAATTAATAAATTTGTATATTTCGATCGAAGTCTTTTAAGTTAGAATTAAGATAATTTACATAGACATCGTAAACCATTTTTGGAGTGGAATGCCCTAAAAGCTTTGCAAGCTCAACCGGTGAAACAAAATTTTGATAAAGCATGTTCGTGGCATAAGTGTGGCGCATATTGTAAAGGCGACGATACTTTAAATTTAACCCCATTAAAATAGGCTTCCAATAATCATAGGTAAAAACGCTGGTATCTTTATAGGGCTTGCCATATTGAGTTTCTAGTAGATATTTGTGCCAACTACGATAAAAAATAAAACTATTCAAAGCGGGATAAAGAGCATTTAAAATAGGCACTTTACGAATGCTTAAGTAAGTTTTAGGGGTGCTTTCACCGAACCTTGAGCGGGTAGAATTCACAGAAATAACGCGATTTTGCAGGTCTATATCGGAAATTTTCAAAGCCAAAATCTCGCCCGTGCGAAGCCCCGTAAAGAAACCGACCTTTAGAAAAATCCTAAAATTTTCATTGTATTTTTTGGAAGCTTCCAGGATTTTTAGCACTTCCTCATTTGTGAAAGGCTCAATACGAGGCGTTATATGCTGCATTTTCTTTATGTGAACGAGCGGATTTTTAGAAATTTCCTCATCCTCTATAGCAATCTTGATAATTTGGCTTAAAGCCGAAAGATAATGTTTTTTACTCTTGTTGCAAACATCGGATATTCCGTCAAGCCAAACGCGGATCACAGAGGGCTTTATATCTGAAATTTCCATATTCTCAAAAAAGCGCAAACGACTTGCCACGATACCCGCGTTCTTAACGAAAGTCGAATTTTTCCACTCTTTCTTACCAAATTTCAAATACAGATCGGCATAATAGCTAAATTTCATCATATACCCCCTAAAACGGATACGGCATAACACCATTATTGGAATATTTAAATTCCAGCTCTCTAATATCTTCAAGAGCGTGTTCCGTAAAATATCTGATATGATTTTTATACCTCTGTAAAAACCCGCGCTCAATCATCTCATTCTCAAGCATGGCGTAATCTTGAATGCTTAGAATGTCGTCCGTCATCTCTTTTTGGTTGTCGCGCCAATAGAGTTTAAGCCTTTCATCGCTCATATCTTTCCAAGCGGTGCGAAAAATTTTATATGGATTATAATAAACTGGCTTAATACCGCTATTATAGAAAGATTGAACTGATTTGAGCTCGTAAGATTGGATTTTACCGCTACTTTGAGCCGGATTGATATTTTTAACGTATTCGTGCATGAGCCGACCACAAACGTAATATAGCAGATGTCCATCCTCGTATATAAGCTCCTCTGAAGTGTAAGGAATACTCATAAAGATACTTTGGCTCTTATAATCCCACTCTATAAGCGTATCGTTGAAATCCTTTAGGATATTAAGGTTGCCGAGATCACGAAAACCTTTAATGAAATTTATCTTGCGATATACCCAAAGCGGGATTGGGTTTTGCGAGGATAGAAACCTACGAATTTTGTGCTTTATAAACCACGCCTGCACTTCGTTAATATCGTCCGTTTCGTTGAAATTTATAAAGGTCTTGGTGATATATTTCATAACATAGCCCGTGGCGTTGTTTATAGAGGTCTGAAACCCGTTTATCTCGCCGTTTGCTATTTGAGCTGGGGTTAAGCGCTCGTTTCTTAGGTTTTGCGGAGCATAGAACACATCTTTGTAAATTTTAAGCAGATACGGGATTGTATGCCTTGGGGCATATATCAAAGCGTGAATATGCGGCACGCCGTCCTTTTTATGCGGCTCAAAGGTGCGGATATATTGAAATACCTCGCCTTTGTAGGAATAGCGAAATCGCATCGTAAATTTATGAAAATTATAGTTTAAAACGTTAGCCAAATCTCTGATAGAAAAAGGCACGCCCTCATTTAGCTTTTGCTTCTGCTCTATTGGAAGCGATCTAATATCCTTAGTAGTAAAAGTGGCAAAATTTCCCACTAGCGCCTTACGGAAGCAGCCGTTAAGCGTGATAGTAAGAAACACGGGCACCAGCTCGTGCTTGATCGAAAGCATATGTATAGTATTAGTGCGATTTGCAACTTCGGCGTAATAGGTGCTTGAAAAGTTTGCAGACTTTGAAACCGAAAGCAGACTTTTTTCTTCGCCGAAAGAATTTACAAATTTATAATCCTGCAAAAACTTTCGTTGTCTGTCAATTTTGAGCTTTACGGCTGAAAAATCAGCCTCATTTAAACCGAACATCTTTAAGCTTTATTTCAAACTAACAGTTTTTTATTAAATTGACAAGGGAGAGAGCAAAAGCTCGCTGCGCTGGCGCTTAGCTCGCTTTTGCTCTTAGGTTGCCCCTTGCATAATAAGCCGTATATCTCTACACACATCTTAATTTACCTCGATTGTAAGGGTTATAATACTAGTGCTTTTATAATTCTGCTCGATAGAGAAAAGATACTTTAAAATCGGTATATCTTTTAGCAGAGGCACGCCGTTGCGTTTTGAATAGGCAACGTCTTTATTAATGCCGCTTAGAACAAGAAGCTCGCCCCGCTTTAAACTATAATTCGACTTAAGCTCTTTCTTGCTCGTGCGCGGCGTGAGGGTGTTTTGTGAATCGAGTAGATCCTCAACGACTAGATCAAGGCTAAAATCGACGTTTGAATTCTGAAGCACAACCGGGCGAATTTTGATTTTCAAGCCTACATCCTTGTATTCGTAGCTGTTTTGAGTGGCGGTGCCGTTTTGCGTGTAGGTGCTGGTATTTGTGAGGTATGGAACATTTTCGACAGAGGAGAAATATACCTCGGCGCCGCTCTTTGCGACCAGAAACGGGCTTTGTTTGATAGTCGTTACGCCGTTTTGCTGAAGCAGGCTAAGAACTCCGTAAAAGCCCCGTTTTTTTGTAGTTACTACGTTTGTCTCGGCGCTATAAGGCATAGTAATAAGATTTATGAAATAGTTTAGATCGGAACGCGTTATTACGTCGCCTAAAGAATTGAGGTGCGAGCCGATGTCTTTATAATCGTTAGTATTAGTCTCAAGTATAGTAAGCTTGAAATTTACCTGCTCGAGCTTTTTATCGCTGCGCTGCACGAAATCGATAATATCGCTGTATTCGTCGTCGCTTGCCTTAAAGACTACAGAGTTTGTAGAGCGAATATAGCTTGAGTTTTGATCGGTCATCTTGCTTACTATCTTATCTGCATCGTCGTAAGAGTTATTAGCAAGAGTGAGATACCTTAGCCGTCTTTCGGCGCTAATGCTGCCATTAGCATCGCCATAGTCCTTATTCTTCTTAAAGACGTAATAAAAGCCGTCGGTAAGAATGAGCTTTAAGCCTTTACTCTCTATGGCTTTGCGGAAATGCTTTATCGTTACATCTGAATTCTTAGACGTATAAAAATAAAAGCTATTCGGATCTATCTCATCGCTGATTAGAATGTCAATCTTAGAATTATGACTGGCAACGTTGGCAAAATCAAGCAAATTTAGCTTAATCTCTTCGCTAAATGCGCTACTTAGAATAAATAGCGCTAGAAAAAGAACTTTTTTCATCTAACTCTTCCTTCTTTAAGTTGTTGAAAACGGGCTTATCAAAGCCGACAAAAAAATAAATTATCCCCTTGCCCTTGAATGAGCGAACATTGAATTTAGGCGGAGAGCGTAGAAAGATAAAATTTAAGTATCTCTGATCGAAGTGATCGTAACTGCCGTTTTGAATGGAGCAGCGGTCGTAGAAGCAGTAGATTTGGTATATATAGCCGACAGGAGGCTCATTAGGATTTGGATTAGAAAAGTTGGATAAGGCTTTGTTTTCCGTTGCTTTAGCTTCTTGGAGTGAATCTACTTGAGGCTGGGTATCGGTGGGGGCGGAAACTTCATCGGAATTAAAACTTTGCACGAAAAAATAAAAATATATAGATAACGTAATAAACAGAAACAACGATACGTAAAGAAATTTACGGACGAAAGATTTTTGAGAAGCGTTTTGTCCTGAATGATAGAGATTAAAAACCTCTTTCAAATACGGAACGTGAAATTTTTGCATAACGTCCTTTTGATACATCTTGTAAGAGCCGTAAAGCATATATCTAAATTTATTCTTAAATAGACGCTTGGAGCTATCTACGGCTTTTACAAAATGCTCGGCTATACGCTTATACTCGTTACTTATAAGCGATAAATCCTGTGTAATAAGCATAATATCCTGGTATAAATGGCGATGATAGGTAAGCCACCAAACTAAAATGTTATCCTCTTTGGCTTTCAGGAAATTATGAGCCTCATCGAGGATTATTAGGACATTGTGTAAATTTAACTCTTTGGCTTTTTCGTTTAAAACGTCATCACCCACCTTATCCATATAAAGCAGATATAGGACTTCAAGATCAGAGTAAAACTTTTCATAGTCGAATTTTATAAATTTATCGTCTAGCTCAAATTTAAAGCCGTTGATATTGGTATAGCAATATGAATATTCTTTCTGTTTCTCAGGCTTAATAACCTTTGATAGAAAAGTATCCTTTGGTTTAAAAATAAAAAGCTGATAAATTTTAAAAACTGCGTAATATGTTTTACCGCTACCGGGATTGCCGACGATATAAGTTATCATTTAGAAGCCTCAACCAAGCTTAGAAAATTCAAAAACATTTGAAATAGATTTTCTAAGATTTTTAAGCAAACTTATACCGATCTTAGCACCAAACATCAAAAACAATGATATAAAAATAGGAGCATAAAGATTAAAGACGTCCCAAAAAGCTTTAAAAACCCCCAAAACGCTCAAAACCGCAAAAGCAACAACGGTTATTTCATTATTAGTATTTCCACTAGGATTAGAAATATTTTTAAAAAATGCATAAATATTATCAAGCTGATCAAATAAAAATACAACCATACGAAGAAGCGCACCAAAGTAAAGAAGCAAAAGAACGAACAAAGCAATTTCGATCAATACATACTTACTAAAAAGCACTTTTCTAAGAACAAATTCAGCTAAACGATTTAAAGAAATTTTTCTAAAAACCCAAGCTATGGCAGATAATATGGCAGCAGGCATAATTACTCCTCTATCGAATAGAAATTGCTAAAAGCTTCAAAAAAAGTAAAAATAAGCTAATTAGAAAGAAAATATAAAAAACATAGTATGAAACTTCAGAAGCAGGAGCGACGGCATCGCAATAATCAACAACCAGCTCCCTAGCTTTACCATCAGGAAGCTGAATTTCTTTTTTAATAGGGCAAGAACGCTTAATTCCAGGACTTACTTTTGCGAAACCCTTACCTTGAACATTTTTAATAAATTGGTCTATACCATCTCTAACGCCGTCAAATTTTGATATGCCGTTTTCCAAGTGATTTTTAATACTATCATATAAACCCTCGCGAGCTTTATCTAAACCGCCATCATCAAAATCTTTGGGGTCAAATTTACCCTGATTGTCATCCTTACCCGGCTTAGTGCCATTGTCATTACCGGGCTTTGTGCCATTATTATTGCCAGGATTGCTACCACCGCCCGGATGTCCTCCACCACCTTGATTAGGTTTATCGGGTTTCGTGTTATTGGTATCGGGTTTATCGGGCTTAGAACCACCACCGGGCTTAGTATTATTGTTATCGGGTTTATCAGGTTTAGGACTCGGACCGGGCATAGCGTTGGGCGCATAAATATCATCAGTAAAGCAGACACCATTAGCATTAGGATCAATGTCCTTTATATCATAACTGACATTGAACATAGTGCCATCGCCATTAGGTTTAGCTTCTGGATCGTCTTTTGTAGATTTGCAACCATAAGAACAAACCATCGAACCATCGCCACCAATATTCATAGTAGAAAAACTTCCATTATAACCAATCTTACCAGCACGCTTACACATACAATCTATACGATCATTTTGATTAGTGATATCCTCGCATTTATTTACACACAGACCGGTAGTAGAGTCGAAATATTCACCTGCTTTAGTATTACATTGAACGCAAATCTTTTGAATAGAATTAGGCTTTTTAGCCCAAGAATAGGTTTCGTGTTTAAAGGATACACTACCATTATAAGTTTCAGAACCTAGAAATTTATATAAAGTAGCAGGATTAGAAAAATAACCATTAGGAGATTTAGAAGCTGGATCAGATTGAGCATAAAAAGAGTCTTTTTTAAACGACTCATTAAAACTAGGCTGTGCATAAGCATTATTCTCAATCTGAGTATATTGACAATGCTCGGATACCCCATCAACTATACCATTATAAAGCCACATATCGCCAGCAGCAGAAATTCTAAAGCGATAATCGTAAGAACTAGACGAAAGGGGAACTTGGACAGCAAAAGAAAGGGTAAACAATGATATTAGGATTAGGGGGATAAATTTTAGTTTTCCAAACATTTTTACTCTTCCTTATAAAATCTTCCTGGAAAAAAGTATAAGCCCAGCGCATATAGGTAAGCATATAAGCAAAAACCAAACTATGATTGAGAAAAAATAATCAAACGACAAAACGCCGGTTACAGTAAAAACGCCTATTTGCATAACCCTTCCTTTCTACGCTTCGCGATACACGCCTTGGAGGCGTGGGATTAACGCATTGCGCCACTACTTTTTATTTAGCGAGCTAAATAAAAAGAGGCGCGCGTTAATCTTTAAATTTGAGAAAACTTTAAACGTAAATTAAAGCTTACTCAAAACTAAAAAAACAAATAAGCAAAGCAAAAAAGCACACAGAATGCCACTCAAGCCCATTAAAAAATTATATTGCTCCAAAGATATATCAAGCTTATACATATTTAGTCCATATTCTTAAAAATATCCAAAGCAACGGTTACCTGCTTAATAACGGCAAAAAAGACTATAACGACAGCCATAAAGCTATTAATAAAAATCGTAAGCTTAGTCAAATCGATAAAGTCATACATAACAAAACCTTGAAATTTATCCCTCTACCAAAAGGCAGAGGGAAAGAGCTTAACGCAAAAGACCAAGACCTTTTTTAACGCCAAAAATGACGCCTAAAAGAACTAAAACCGCACCAGCAACACCCATAAATGTAGCTTTATCTAGATCACCAGTGACGGCACCTGTAGCAGGATCGATAGCAATACCAGCAGCAGAAGCACTCATCGCACTGAAACCGACACAACTAGCCAAAAAAAGCTTAGATTTTGCAGAGCAAAATTTATCTTTTAGAAAAGACAACTTTTTCATAGCAATACCTTTCTTAAAAATTTAAGCCCGCGCGCAGACTTTATCAAGCCGACCACACGGGTCGGCTTTGTAAAGCTTGTTATTTCTTAGAAGAAGAAGAAGAAGCAGAAATATTGTTTAAGAAATTTATCCAGTAAGCATCGTCTTCATCGGTCGTAAGCGTATATGCGCCATTATTAAAAGACGGAAGCCCAGCGTTAAATTTCAAAACACCTTTATTCTTGAAAAATTGATTAAATTTTGTGGTAAGCACCCCAGCAGTTAGATCGTCTTTGCAAAGAATTCTAACGATAAGCTCTTGTTCTTTCATATCAACGCAATTCGTTACCGAATTCTCTTCCTCGTATCGATTACGTGCAGTAATCTTTACGGAGCTTGAGTAAGCCCGTCCGTTCATCTCGCCTTTAGCACCGCTTTTTGCAATAGCACTTGAAATTTCGTAAGAAACTTTGAAGTCTTGTAGAATGTAATCCATAACTCTTCCTTTGTATTTGAATTGAGCTTAACTCGATTAAACCTTAAAGGGCGGAAGGAAGAGTTATTTTCACAAACCGCCCCAAGCAGTTTAGCCACTTACTCAGGTGGAACTCCCGCCTAACTTCGACCCTAGACATCTTTACTCTGTCGCGGCATAGTGCGAGAATTAAGCCACATATAAAATTAAAGAATTTTATGTATAATTCAAAAAAGTTATATGTAACATTTACATTTTTATAGCAGGTAAATATTACATTTTTATAACTTAAAGTTTCATTAAAAAGGTAAAATTTACATATATGACAAATGCAGAAATTGCCAAAAAGCTAAAAATAGCAGAAAAGACTATATACAATTGGCGCAAAAATAGAAAAGAATTATTTGAAATTCTCGAACTAGGCATAAAAATTCAAGAAAGTCAAAAAAATATAGAATATGTAAATAATACATATAAAGAACTTATAAACTTATACAAAAAACTAAACGAAAAAGAACAAGAATATTATATTGCCGACATAAAAGCAAGAATTCTCAAAAAGGAAATCGATAAGTAATGATATTTTTAGTTTTAGCGATAATATGTGCTTTTATTATTTTAATATTATTTTCAACATTGAACACAGAAAAAAACACAAAAATAGGGAATTATACAATTACAAATTATAAAAGAACAAAAAAGCAAGAACAATGCAATAAATACATACAAGAAAATAAAAATTTAGTAAAGCAAGATAAGCAAACCGATCTTTATGAAATTTATAAACAAATAAAAATTGAAAATATAACAAAACAAAAAATGATATCAAAACGTAAAAAAGGCACAGAATATGAACTTTATATAGCAAAATATTTTAGAAATGAGGGTTATAAAATTTATATGAACGGATTAAACAACGGTAAAAAAGATGATGGGATCGACGTAATATGCCACAAAGATAAAGAAACGATACTAATACAATGTAAAAACTGGAAATACCCGATAGAGCAAAAAGACATAAGAGCCTTTATAGGAGACTGCCACGTATATGTAAATAAAAACGCTGCATTCTTAAGAAATAGAAAAATAAGGAAAATTTTTATAACTTCCAATGAGGAAACTAAAAAAGCCGTCGAATTATACGTTAAAGAAAATCAAGCAGAAGTAGAGTATATAACAATACCTATGTTTGATTAAATATCAAAACTAAATCCCTTTAAGCTTTAAATTCGCAGCCTCGCTTAAAAATTGTGATCTATTATTGGTTACCTTGTCGATAGCATTAAGCAAAGATTGCGAAAGGCTTACATTTACACGAATTTTCTTATCAGAAGCAGGTTCGGGAATAAAATCGTTATGCTCTAGCATACTCTCAAGCGTAGATTTAAAAGCGGCATCAAGATCGTTTAATGCTTCCTCTTTTGTATCGCCGTCGCCCCAAAACAAAGCGTAACCTTTAAATTCAGGCATAAATGCACCCCAGCCACCACCTTCATCATCTGCTATCTTTCTAAGCTCGATTTTGTAAGGCAAATTTAGATAATAGTTTAAATCCTTTTTCATTTCTGCTCCTCTATAGATTTTAGCACAAGCTTAACATAAAAAATTTTCATAGGCTTATGTTTGGGCAAAGTTACCAAATAGCCATTTCTTACAAAATTATGGTGAGAGCCTTTGATACTTTGCAAAGTAAAACCCTTACTAAGTAAAATCTTTTCTAAAGTCTCAAACCTTACATTCTTGGGATTATTTTCCAAATCCTTGATTAATTTATCGTCTTTACTCATCTTTTAAACTTTCGTGTGTAGATATACACATTAAAAGTATTATATATTTTTATAGCTTAATGACTACTTAGACATATAAATCAAAAATAGGGTTCAAATCCCTCTCTGTCCGCCA